AATATTTGTGCTACTCCGAGGATACGATCTATGGGCTAAAAGATATGTCTTTTCCTAAGTTAAGACTAGGCAATATAGACGCTTATAGAGATTGGGGATATGCTGGCGATTATGTTGAAGCAATGTGGTTAATGCTTCAGCAAGAATATGCCGATGACTACGTAATATGTACTGAAAAAACTAATAGTGTTCGCGATTTCTTAAATCTCGCATTTGATTATGTAGATTTAAAGGATTGGGAGAAATTTATAACAATAGATCCAAAATTTTACAGACCAGCAGAAGTTGACTTCTTGAAGGGTAGCTGCAAAAAAGCAAAAGATAAGCTCGGATGGACACCAAAATACGATTTAAATAAATTGGTTAATTTAATGTTAAATACAGAGCTAAATGATAAATTTCAGAGTCATGCTAGATATATCTAGTATATATAAAGAAATACGCCACTTAAAGTTGAAGACTTATAATAGTCCTTTTCCTATGGTTTTCGTATCCGCCCAAGACCCAGATGATGCCTGTCATACGTGTATAAGTGAGTTAATTAAAATAATTATGGATCAAGATGCATCTATTAAAATGCGTATAATATGTAAAAAGCTACGTAGAGTAGCTAAAATAGATAAAGTATATATACTAAGCTAACTATGAGAAGAAATTACGACGATCCACAATACGAAGACTTTAGAAAAGAAGTGCTTAATAGAGATAAGCGATCATGCAAAATGCCGGGATGTGGGTCAAAGAAAAATCTTCACGTTCACCATATAAGGACTTGGGCAAGGGCAGCATCATTAAGATATGATCCATCAAACGGAATAACGCTTTGTAAAAATTGTCATAAATCTATTACAGGTCAAGAATCACACTACGAATCGCTATTTTTAGAAATTATCCATGACCTATAAACAAGCACCTACCTTTACTGTGATAAAGGACACAAGAGAACAAGAAGGATATTTCTTTAGTGCGTTTAATACATGCGCTGGCATGATAGAGCAAAAGCTTGATACCGGTGACTATACCATACAAGGCTTCGAAGATAAAATATGCATAGAAAGAAAAGGGTGCGTCGAAGAATTAGCAGTAAATCTTGGTCAAAAGAAACATGCATTTCTAAATGAGATAGAGCGCATGAAAGACTTCCCACATAAATTTCTTATATTGGAGTTTTCTCTTGAGGATTTAGTTAAATTCCCAGATGAAACAAGAATACCAATTAAAAATAAAGCATCTCTCAAAATTACCGGAAAGTATATGTTAAAATGTCTATTTGAATTTCAACTGTATAACGATATTCATATTTTGTTTTGTGGTAATAAATACAACGCATTTTTAGCAGTTAGCAGCATACTGAAAAGAATTAATGAAATGTACACGATAGGGAGAAAAAAGTGATGGCAGAACAACCAGAACTACTAAAAGACTTCCATGATTATGGGGCTAATATAGCTACCAGAGAAATATTTTTGCACAATCATTATCACACAGAGGACAATCAAAATCCCGGTGTCGAATATAGAATGTCTAATACGTTTATTAAAAATCTTAGAGCGTTGGATATGAAGAGTGATCAACCTATAACTATTCACATGCAAAGCGTTGGAGGAGAATGGACAGATGGAATGGCTATTTATGACGCAATAAGCATGTCTAGATCATATGTGACTATTATAGCATACGCACAAGCATCTTCTATGAGTAGCATTATTTTACAAGCAGCAGACTACCGGACTATTACGCAAAACTCTCATTTTATGTGCCACTATGGTTCATCAGATATTAATATGGATTATCTAAGCGCAATGAATTATGCAGACTATGAAAGAAAAATATGCGATGTGATGTTTAATATTTATGCTAAACGCTGTGTAAATGGAAAATTCTTTTATGAAAAATTTGGGAAAAAACCTAGCGATAAACAAGTCAAGCAGTTCTTAATTAGAAAATTAAAATCTGGTGATTGGTATATGGACGCAGATGAGGCTGTATACTATGGCTTTGCTGACAAAATCTTAACAGATTGGCATTTTAGTTCATGAAGTCTCTTAAAAAGATAGATGAAGCTTGGCTGGGCTTGGATGTAATAGATACTGATCTATTCAATCCTATGTCCTTTCTCTATGGTGCTGACGATGACTTTCATCTTAGACTATCTTGGCTTATGAGTAGGCCAGAGTACTTATCTTTTACAGCCAATTGTTTATTAAACACTCAATTGTTGCCATCCCAAGCGTTGATCATAGACGAGCTTTGGAACAGAAAATTTCCACTACTAATTGCTAGTCGAGGCTTTGGCAAATCATTCCAGTTAGCCCTATATTCTATATTACGCGCTCTGATTTTACCAAGGCGTAAGATCGTAATAGTTGGCGCTGCGTTTAGACAAAGCAAAGTGGTATTTGAATATATGGAAACATTGTGGCGAAATGCCCCTATGTTAAGAGATATATGCGACTCTAATAGTGGGCCTACCAGAGATGTTGACAGATGCACAATGAGAATAAACGAAAGCGTAATAACATGCTTACCGCTTGGTGACGGTCAAAAAATTAGAGGTCAACGCGCTAATGATATTATTGCTGACGAGTTTGCGTCTATACCAAGAGATATTTTTGAAAATGTTGTTGCGGGTTTCGCAGCAGTAAGCGCAGACCCAATCCAAAACGTTAAAAGATTAGCAGCACAAAAAAAGGCCAAAGAGCTTGGAATAGAAATTCTACCAGAGGATTCTCCCGTAGACCAAAAAGATAATCAGATCATTCTCTCTGGCACAGCTTACTATGATTTTAATCATTTTGCTACATATTGGAAAAAGTGGAAATCTATTATCAAAAGTAAAGGTAACTTATCAAAACTAAAGGAAGTATTTAATGGTGAAGATCCTCCAGAGAATTTTGATTGGACTCAGTACTCCATTATCAGAATGCCCTATGAACTATTACCAGCTGGGTTTATGGACGCTGATCAAGTAGCTAGATCCAAAGCTACTGTACATGCTGGTATTTATCAGATGGAATATGGCGCATGTTTTACAAGAGATAGCCAAGGGTTCTTTAAAAGATCTCTCATCGAATCTTGCGTAATATCTAATGATCATGAAATCAAAGATTCATCTGGCAATCCCATTAATTTTGAAGCTACTCTGATTGGTGACCCAAATAAACGATATATATTTGGCGTTGACCCAGCTTCTGAAGTAGATAACTTTAGTATAATTGTTCTTGAGGTTAATCCAGACCATAGAAGAATAGTTCATTGTTGGACAACAACAAGATCAGAACATAAAGAAAAAATAAAAAAAGGGTACTCTAATGAAACAGATTTCTATTCGTATTGCGCTAGAAAGATTAGAGATCTAATGTTGCTATTCCCATGCGTACATATTGCTATCGATGCTCAAGGTGGCGGCGTTGCCGTGATGGAATCATTGCATGATCAAGATAAGATAAAAGAAGGTGAATTGCCACTATGGCCCACTATAGAAGACAATAAGCCCAAAGACACGGATGGAGAAAGAGGCTTACATATTTTGCAGATGTGTCAATTTGCTAAACATGAGTGGCTAGCAGAAGCAAATCACGGAATGAGAAAAGACTTTGAGGATAAGGTGCTATTGTTTCCCTTTTTTGATGCCATTTCAATTGGATTATCCACCTCAGAAGATAATCTAAAAAATAGAATATATGATACTCTAGAAGAATGCGTTTTAGAAATTGAAGAACTAAAAGACGAATTAGCTATGATACAAATGACACAAACAACTAGCGGTAGAGATAGATGGGATACTCCAGAAGTTATTGTTGGAACTGGTCGCAAAAGCAAGATGAGAAAAGATAGATATTCCGCACTTTTAATGGCTAATATGGCGGCTAGAGTATTGCAGCGTACTCCAACCCAAGAAGCCTATAACTTTTATGGTGGCTTTGCTACAGGTGGACATTCTTCAAAAAGCGCCTCTGAAAAAATGTATTCTGGTCCCAGCTGGTTTACTGACAGCATGAAAGATGTGTATTAAGATTATAGTAATCAGATTACAATCCAATTGAGGAAAAAATGAACAACGAAAATATGATTAGCTGGTCAGAAGACAATCCACAAAGCAAAACAGACGCTCTGCTACAGTTTTCTGAGAATGTGAATGACTATACCGGTTTATCAAAAACCCAAGGAAGCGCATACAGGCATTTCATAGATCTTGAACCAAATCGTTCAGTTAGACCTCAATTTACACAGAATGATTATTATGCATTCAGACCGCACGAAGCTGTCCCAAGCCAGCAAAGACGAGCGATTAAGATGTGCATTGACGCATACGATAAAGTTGGTATTATTAGAAATATCGTTGATCTTATGGGTGATTTTGGTAGTCAGGGTATTCAGATAGTTCACCAAGATAAAAGTGTTGAAAAATTTTATCAACAATGGTTCAAAAGCATAAACGGTAAAGAGCGATCAGAAAGATTTTTAAATAATCTATACAAAACCGGTAATGTAATCATCTATCGCAGTTACGCAAAAATAACACCAAAACTAAATAAGTATATGAAGTCGCTAGCTAGCGATATCAAGGTCGAAGTTCCTAATATGACCGCTAATTTGATTCCTTGGAGGTACAGCTTTTTTAATCCACTCACCGTTAAAATGAAAGATGGTCAACTATCGATCTTCATGGGCAGTCCAGCCTATGCTATAAACTTAGGAACATTTTTTGATAGGTTCACAGATGGCGACGTTCCAATCAATGTTATAAATAGCTTACCGGATAACGTAAAACAAGCCCTAAAGAGTGGACAAAAAGAGGTTCCGTTAGATTTGGATAGACTAAGCGTTTTTCATTATAAGAAGGACGATTGGCAACAATGGGCCAATCCCATGATCTATGCTATTCTAGACGATATTATCATGCTAGAAAAGATGAGACTAGCAGACCTATCTGCTCTAGACGGAGCTATTTCTAATATTAGACTATGGACACTTGGTAGTCTAGAACATAAGATTTTACCCAATAAGGGTGCTATAAATAAACTAAGAGATATCTTAGCTAGTAATGTTGGTGGTGGAACAATGGAACTTGTATGGGGTCCAGAATTAACATTTAAAGAATCTAATAGTGAAGTATATAAATTCTTAGGTTCTGAAAAATATACGGCTGTTCTCAATAGTATTTATGCTGGATTAGGCGTTCCTCCAACTCTTACTGGGATGGCTACCAATGGCGGTGGTTTTACAAATAACTTCATATCACTCAAAACTCTTGTAGAAAGATTACAGTACGGTAGAGATCAACTTGTAAGATTTTGGGACAAAGAAGCAGAAATCGTTCGTCAGGCTATGGGATTCAGACACAAAGCACACATCCAATTCGATCAAATGAGCCTATCGGATGAAGCCGCAGAAAAGAATCTATTAATTCAACTTGCTGATAGAGATATCATCAGTCAAGAGACACTTCTACAAAGATTTAAAGAAATTCCACAGATCGAAAAGATTAGATTACAGAGAGAAGTTGCTGACAGAGAAGATGATAAAAATCCAAATAAAGCTGGACCATATCATACTCCACAACACAAAGAAAATCTTGAGAAAATTGGTTTACAAAGTGGCAAAATGCTACCACAGGACGTTGGATTAAAAACGAGCGTTCCAAAAGATTTGCTCATGCAACCAAAGCCATCTTCTCCATTTGGCGGCGGTGGCGCAACAGCCCCAAAACCTCCCAATCCAAACGGAAGACCTCAAAACTCCACAGACACAGAGCCTAGAAAACAAAGGGTAGCCAAGCCAAAATCTCAACCCGGAGTTGCAGAGATAATGGTATGGGCCGAAGAATCATGGAACACTATCTCAAATATATTAAATAATGCTTATTTAAGTCAAAAAGACAAGAAAAACTTACGACAATTAACAAAGTCCGAAGCCGCAGACCTAGAAAATATGAAACTAGATGTGCTTACAAATTTAGAACCATTTTCTGATATAGATGCCTCTGTGATTACATCTATTTTATCTAGCAATAAAGCAATGTCAAATGAATTTAAAAAGGAATTAATATCTAGAGGAATAAATTTGGATACAATGAATATTGATAAATATAGAAGAAGTGCTATAGGCGTTTTTGTTGAACAAACGGCTTCTATCTAAGTAATATTCTCTTTTTGTGTATATTCTCTTTGAGAGGCAAGAGAGAAATATGAAAGTATATCAACAAGAAATACTAGACGGTCTATCCGAAAATATTAAGGCGCAAGCTTCTATAGCTTATTGTGCGCCAGCTTTAGTTGTTGCAGATATTGACAATGATAAAAGCTGGAATGTTTCACGAAGCACTATAGAAAAAATAAAAGCGTCTAGCAACCCAAATCAAATCGATTTATACTATATTAAATCAATTTTAGTTTCCACCGGATGGAATAAAAATGACGATGTTTTTGATGCCAATCAAACTTGGGCAGCAAGAACAACGCCAGAAGATAAACAATTTAATTTCATGCATAATGAAAACGATATAATTGGTCATATAACTGGCAGCTACGTTGTAGATAGAAACGGCGAAAAGATAGTAAGTAGTGATAGCGAACAGCCTCCATCAGAGTTTGATATCATTACAGAAGCAGTTTTATACAACAGCTGGACTAATCCAGATAACAGAGAAAGGATGAAAAAGATAATAGCAGAGATAGAAGAAGGCAAATGGTTCGTTTCTATGGAATGCCTATTTGCTGGATTTGATTATGCTGTTATCGATCAAAGTGGTAAATCAAAAGTCGTAGCTCGCAATGAAGAGTCGGCATTTTTAACTAAACACTTAAGAGCTTATGGTGGCACTGGAGAATATGAAGGCTATAAAATTGGTAGATCATTAAGAGACATTTCTTTTTCTGGTAAAGGTCTTGTATCTAAGCCAGCTAATCCAAGAAGTGTTATTCTTGATTCTAGCAAAGCTTTCTCTGTAACCGTAGAAAATAGTAGTCTTAACACTAAAGGAGAATGTGATATGTCAGATACTAATCTAGAGAAGCAGCTAGCAGATCTACAAGGTGAGTTAGTTGCTTCACAAGAAGAAACCAAAACAGCAAAGGCTGAAGTTGAAAACGTAAACAAAGACTTTGCAGAAAAGGTTTCTGTTCTTGAAAGCACACTAGCTGAAAAAGATTTAGCTCTACAAACTTCGTCAGAAAAGATTGCTTCACTTGAAGCAACACTTGCTGAAAAAGAAAAAGAACTAAGTGAAGTTTCAGCTGCCATGTACGACATGAAAAAGAAAGAAAAAGATCGTATGCGCAAAGAGAAGCTAGTTATGGCTGGCTTTGAAGAAGCAGAAGCAGACGAATCCCTTTCACTTTATGACGCTTTAAGCGATGACGCTTTCGAAGCCGTTGTTGCCGCCATGAAAAAGAAGTGGGGCGCTATGAAGGACAAAATGATGAAAGAAGAGAAGAAGGAAATGGCTTCAGAAGTTGCTGTTATTGAAACAACAGAAGCTAAAGAAGAAGTTACCGAAGAACTCTTCGAAGAAGTAAAAACAACAGAAGCCACTCTTGTAGATGCTTCTGATGTGAACGATGAATTATCAGCTACAAGAGCTAGTGTAGCAGAGTGGCTTACCCAAAACGTCTTACGTAAGTGATTTAAAATAGGAGAAAAATTATGGCCCTAAAATCAGATAGATACGAGCTTCAAACTGATATCAGTTTCTTTTATGATGCTGGTACTGCAACACGCGGTGGCGTTGTTGTGCATGACACTACAGCCGGTTCTGGCGCTGCTATGGATCAAGGTGTTAACCTTGTTAAGTATGCCGCAGTCACAGCAGCTAGTCGCCCAGTAGGTCTTCTACTAAACGACGTAGTAAACAAGGATCTAACCCGTACTCACCTCAATCAGCACAAGGATGAGGTTCAGAAGGGTGGTAAGGTTACTGTACTCCGTAAGGGCTACGTTGTAACAAATAGCATCACAGGCACACCAGCCGCTGGCGATCCAGCTTTCGCTTGCCACGTAAATGCTGGCAACGTTCGTCCAGATAGCCCCGGCAGTTCTGGTGTGCTACAGGTTGGCCGCTTCCTTTCCAGCAAGGATGAGGACGGTTATGCCAAAGTAGAAGTAAACCTACCCTGACCTATAAACTATTAAAGGAGATTTAAACATGCCAATTAATCAAAGACCTAGCGATGAGTTTATCGCTCTCCTACGTAAGTCAGGGGATGCCGATATCAATGTAGCCGCAGCTTCTCAACGTGAGTTTGCAAAGGCTCTAGAACTTCC